TAAAAAATGAGTCAGTTATTCGGATTCTCAATTAATGGGGCTGTCTCCAAACCAAAGGGACAGTCCCCGATTCCGCCTCAGCAGGATGATGGAGTAGCTACCGTAGCAGGTGGCTACTTCGGTCATTATGTGGATATCGAAGGTGTAGCGCGTAATGAGTTTGACCTCATTAGGCGTTATCGTGATATGGCACTACATCCTGAGGTGGATACTGCTGTTGATGAAATCGTTAACGAAGCTATTGTGAGCAACGAAGACCAATCTGCTGTGCAGATTGAGTTATCCAATTTGGAAATAGGCGAACCTATCAAGAAAAAAATTCGCAATGAATTTAACTACATCAAAAAACTTTTAAATTTTGATAAGAAAGCACACGAAATTTTCCGCAACTGGTATATTGATGGACGTGCATATTATCATAAAGTTGTAGACCTTGCAAATCCTGGTGCTGGTATTCTAGAAGTAAGATACATCGACCCACTCAAGATTAAGAAGGTAAAGCAAAGAATTCAAGATAGAGATAAGAAAGCAGCGCAACAACTTCTGGACAGAAATGCTAATCCCCAGAATGCACAAGCGTATGACTTCGGTGAGTATATTGAATACTATCTCTACAATCCAAAAGGTTTCATTTCATTTGCTGGTGGTCCAGACCCAATGCAAGGTGGCATGAGATTTGCCGCAGATTCTATCACATTTGCACCTTGCGGTTTGATGGATTTAAACAAGAAATTAAATCTCTCATACCTCCACAAATCTATTAAAGCACTCAATCAACTCCGTATGATTGAGGACTCTCTTGTTATCTACAGATTGTCCCGTGCTCCTGAGCGTAGAATTTTCTACATCGATGTAGGCAATCTACCTAAGGTAAAAGCAGAGCAATATCTCCGTGATGTGATGCAAAGATATCGCAACAAGTTAGTTTACGATGCTAGCACTGGCGAGATTCGTGATGACAAAAAGCATATGAGTATGCTTGAAGATTTCTGGTTACCTCGCCGCGAAGGTGGTAGAGGCACAGAAATCACAACACTTCCTGGTGGTCAAAACTTAGGTGAATTAAAAGACGTTGAGTATTTCAAGAAGAAACTCTACAACTCACTTAACTTACCACCTTCACGTCTCACCGATGATAACAAAGGATTCAACCTTGGTAAGACCACAGAAGTATTGCGTGACGAATTAAAGTTTACAAAATTTGTTGGAAGACTCCGTAAGAAGTTTGCTTACATCTTCCACGATATGCTAAAGACCCAATTAATTCTGAAGGGTGTGCTTACCCCAGAAGATTGGGAAGAGATGGAAGAAAACATCCAGTATGATTTCCTCTTCGACAATCACTTCTCTGAGTTACGCGACGCAGAAATTTTAAATGTGCGTCTAGATATTCTAATGAAGTTAGACCCATTTGTTGGTAAGTATTACTCCACGGAGTATGTAAGGAAGGAAGTCCTCAAGCAAAGCGATGTTGTATTTGAGGAAATTGATATTCAAATGGCAGCAGATATCAAGAATGGTATCGTCCCAGATCCTGTCCACACCAACGAAATGAATGCGAAAGCATTAGAAATTGCGGCGACTCCTCCACCTCCTCCAGCAGCACCAAAACCAGCGAAAGCCTCTGGAGGAAACGATTCCGATAAATAATTATTAAACATGCTTAAGTTAAATGGAAACTATTGACATTATTAATGCGATCGCTGCTAACAACAAAATCGATGCGATGGACAAAATCAATGACCATCTGTATGCAAAAGCAGCAGAAGCAATGAAAGGTTATAAAGAAGTCCTAGCAAAATCTTATTTCGCAGCTGCGGAAGAGAATGAAGAAGAGCAGGTAGAAACAGAAACTTCAGAAGAAGGTACAGAAGAATGAAACTAATTACCGAGAGTATTGAGGATATCGAACTCATTGTAGAAGAATCTAACGGCAGTAAGAATCTCTACATTGAAGGTGTATTTCTTCAAGGTGATATTAAGAATCGCAACGGCAGAGTTTATCCTTTCTCCGTACTAGAGAAAGAAGTAAGTCGTTATAACGAGAGTTACGTTGTTACTGGTCGTGCTCTCGGTGAGTTAGGTCACCCCGATGGTCCTACTGTAAACCTCGATAGAGTTTCGCATAAGATTGTTTCTCTACAGGCAGAAGGTAGCAACTTCAGAGGTAAGGCACAAATTCTTTCTACTCCAATGGGCAACATCGCCAAGTCTCTTTTGGAATCTGGAGTTAAACTAGGTGTCTCTTCTAGAGGCATGGGCTCCATCGAAGAAAGAAATGGTGCTAACTATGTCCGTGATGATTTCATGCTCGCCACTGCTGCTGATATTGTAGCAGACCCTTCCGCACCTGACGCTTTCGTCAATGGAATCATGGAAGGCAAAGAGTGGGTCTGGGATAATGGCATCCTCAAGGAATCAAAAGTTGCTAAATATAAAAGATATATTTCCGAGTCAACGCGGAAAAATATTGAAGAGAGGTCCCTCAAAGTCTTTGAGGACTTCTTGTTTAATTTATGATTTTAATAAATAACTGTAGAATAAATGTAATAACTGTACAGGGGAAACCAAAATGTCAGATATGTTAAACGAAAAATTTGAGGAGTTTATTGCTGAAGCAGGTGATCCTATGCCATCAGTGGGTGCGGCAGTTGTGCCTGGCAGCCCAGTTGCTAGTGGTTATATGAATCCTGTTACTGGTCAAACCAGCACAGCAGTAAACGCCAAGGCTGGCGGTAGAGATCCAATGCCAACAGTTCCACCTTCAGTTGTCCCTGGACAGTCAGTGGAAGATAATGGTGGGTCAACTTTCGAGAAGCCTCAGGGTGAAGATAATCCTGGCGAAAAGGCTGCTAAGCACAACAAGAAAGTTGATGACGGTCATGTAACCCGTGACAAGCATCAAGACCCAGCTCCTTCAGTTAAGTCATCAGGTTATGAAATTCCTGGTGGTCCTAACAATACCAAAGTATTTGGTATGGAAGAAATTGATTATTCTTCGGAAGAAGATATCAATGCTCTCGTAGAAGGCGAAGTAATTTCAGAAACATTCAAAGATAAAGCAAAGACAATCTTTGAAGCTGCTGTTAAAGCAAAAATTACTGAGCAAGTTTCTTCACTACAAGAGCAGTATGCTGCTAAACTCGCAGAAGAAGTAGAAGCGATTAAAACTTCTCTCTCCGAGAAAGTAGATGAGACTCTCAACTATGCTATCCAAAACTGGCTAGAAGAGAATGTAGTTGCCATCGATTCAGGTCTCAAGCTTGAAATCGCTGAGAACTTCATGAAGGGTCTCAAGACAGTCTTTGAAGAAAACTATCTTGAAATCCCCGACGACAAAGTTGATGTTGTCGAGTCGATGAATCAAGAGCTTTGTGAGATGGAACAGCGCCTTAACGAGCAGGTTGAGCGCAACATTGAATTAAATAATCGCCTTTCTGGTCACACTAAGACTATCATCACTAGAGAGATGAGCGAAGGTCTTGCTGACACCCAGAAAGAAAAACTAGCTTCTCTTGCTGAAGGTGTTGAGTTTGTTTCGGAAGAATCTTTCCGTAGTCAACTCAAGACCATCAAGGAGTCATACTTCCCAACGGCAGTTGCTCCTAAGGCAGAAGTTACGGATGAAACACCAGTAGCAGCAGAAGGTGCTGAAGTGTCTGACTCGATGAGAGCATACATGGATGCAATTGCTCGCTGGTCTAAATAATTACGTCAACCCATTTTCCTAAAAACACTCGGAGTTAAAAATGTTTAACGCTCAACACCTCCAGGAAAAGTGGGCACCTGTTCTTAACCACTCGGGTCTCTCTGAGATCACCGACTCACATAGAAAGGCTGTTACCGCTGTTATCCTTGAGAACCAAGAAAAATTCATGCGCGAAGAGCGCGGCGTCCTTAACGAAGTTGCTGTAAACTTCGCTGGCGCTACCAACATGACTGGTGCAGCAGCATCGACTGGCGCTATTGCTGGTTTCGACCCTGTGCTCATCAGCCTAATCCGCCGTGCAATGCCTAACCTCGTTGCTTATGACATCTGCGGTGTCCAGCCTATGTCTGGTCCTACAGGTCTCATCTTCGCAATGAAGGCTAAGTACGAGAACCAAGGCGGCGAAGAGGCACTATACAACGAGCCTGATGCAGGTTTCTCTGGTGGCTTCGATGCTACTCAGGGCGACTATGCAGTCCGTAACCAAGCAGGTAGCGGCGGCGACATGGAGGGTAACAACCCTGCAGTCCTTAACGACGCAGCACCTGGCACCTATGAGCTAGGCGCTAAGATGACTCGTGCTGAGCTCGAGGCTCTAGGTGAGCCTAACAAGCTCTTCCGCGAGATGGCATTCAGCATCGAGAAGACCTCGGTGACTGCTAAGTCAAGAGCACTCAAGGCAGAATACACCCTAGAGCTTGCACAAGACCTCAAGGCAATCCATGGTCTTGACGCTGAGCAAGAGCTAGCAAACATTCTCTCCTCTGAGATTCTTGCTGAAATCAACCGCGAAATCATCCGCACCGTATACTACGTTGCTAAGAAAGGCGCTCAGCACAACGTTGCTACCCCTGGCGTATTCGACCTTGACGTTGACTCAAACGGTCGTTGGATGGCAGAGAAGTTCAAGGGTCTTCTATTCCAGATTGACCGCGATGCTAATGCTATTGCTCAGGAAACCCGCAGAGGTAAGGGCAACTTCATCATCTGCTCTGCAGACGTTGCTTCCGCTCTCAACCTAACTGGCGCTCTCGATTACGCTCCTGCTCTCAGCACTTCAATGAGTGTTGATGACACTGGCAACGTATTCGCTGGCACCCTCAACGGTCGTGTTAAGGTCTTCATCGATCCATTCGGTGGTCCTTCCTACACCCAGTCTGCTGCTTCTAAGCACTACTATGTCATGGGTTATAAGGGCACCTCACCTTATGATGCAGGTCTCTTCTATTGCCCATATGTCCCCCTCCAGATGGTCCGCTCCATCGGTCAGGACACCTTCCAGCCTAAGATTGGCTTCAAGACCCGCTACGGCATGGTCGCTAACCCATTCGTTACTGTTGACGGCAACTATGGTTCTGCTCCTACGGGCGAAGCAATGAATGCCAACAGCAACCAGTACTACAGAAGAGTACAAATCACCAACATCAACTGATATCAGTCGTTGGTTTCCCCTCTCAACCCCCCGCAAGGGGGGTTTTTTATGGCTTGACATACCGCTCAAAACCGTGTTAAAATTTGAAAGTAAATGCAATTTATTATGATGACCACTTTTTCAAAATCAGATTTTCCCCAAGACCTCTTCAATCGCAACAGGAGCACTCGTTGCCGTTACCCTTGGTATACGACTGAAGTTGGAGGAGGATTCTATATGTCGTATAAAGAATTGGGTGGAAAGACTAAGCGTCCTGATGTCCCACCAAAACTTACAAAACTAGGTCAGCGATGGGAAAGTGCTCAAATTCAAGAACCTGACTCTGGTTATCATGGAATAATTTTCAAGCGAATTGCTTGAGTATCAGACTCCCGAAAGGGGGTCTTTTTTTATACCTAAATAAAAATAAAACACTATGGCACAGTCAAGGTGGTATTCAGAACAACCAAAGAATAGAAACTTTCTTGCTCCAGTTGGTTTTAGACTGGACTTGGAAATATTTCCTGGTGTCGAATTTTTCTGCCAACGTGCTAACATCCCAGATTTATCACTTCCATTTACAGAAGTGCCTACAAGGTTTAGGTCTTTCCCAATCGCTGCTGCTGGCGGTATCGAAACAGGAGACTTAAGTGTTACCTTTATTATTGATGAAGACCTAGAAAACTATATGTCAATCCACAACTGGATTAAAAAGAATGGTCTTTACGAGCAACACAGTGACCAAGAAGCACAGTATTCTTTCGGTAAACTAGAGATTACAACCAGCAATTTTAATATTGCTGCCTACTGCCATTTTGATAACGTCTTTCCAATTTCTTTATCTGACGTGCAGTTTGATGTAGGAGACCAAGACCAAGAATACTTCACTGCTACAGCAGTCTTCAAATACACCAGTTTTGAATTAAGAAACAAATTGAATGTTAAACTATGAAATTTAATGAATTGACTTCACTTTTTAATCATGTCAAATCGGAATGGGAGGAAGATTCAAAAATTGATTTTCAATTCAAGAGTAAACAATATTCAGCAGACCTAGCACAAATATCTCTTGACATCCCTTACCAGCACAATAAATATTTAAACTATTACAACGATTTCTCTACAGAAAAAACAGCGTTGGAGTTTCAGTATCGCATCAAACTACGCGAGAAAAGAGAATATTATCAAGGAGAAGCAGACCCTGAAGTTTATAAAGATAAACCTTTTGGACAGGCAATAAAGACATCCGAGAAGATGAAGGTCTACCTAGAGGCAGATGAAGATTTAATTAACATTGAGATGAAGATAGAGTTTATTAACAAGGCGCTTTTCTATCTAGATAATGTCTTAAAGATGGTATCAAATAGAAGTTTCCAAATTAAAAACGCTATCGAGTGGGAGAAGTTTATTAACGGAAACTGAGATGAGTATTACAATCAAGAAGAAGAATGAGGTCTTTATGACCATCAGTGCGGAGCCTGCTATCCACATGGAGTTGTCAGACTACTTCACCTTTGATGTGCCTAATGCAAAATTCATGCCACTCTATCGTAACAAGATGTGGGATGGCAAGATTCGTTTGTATTCTCCTGGCACTGGGGAGTTGTATTGTGGACTAGCAGAGCACCTCAGGGAGTGGGCGTCATTTAAAAATTACAATCTGTCCTTTGAAGACAACAAGTTTTACGGACATGTAGATGACAAAGACCCCCTGATTTCTCTTGAGGGTGTCAAATACTTTATGAATAAAATTTGCACTAAGCATAAACCAAGAGACTATCAGTATAAAGCAGTATACGAAGCACTGAAGAATCATCGTAAACTTCTACTGTCTCCCACAGCATCTGGTAAGTCTCTGATGATTTATTCTTTGGTGCGTTACTATGTTTCCAATCACAAGCGTATTCTCATCATTGTGCCAACCACATCATTGGTTGAGCAAATGTATTCGGACTTTGCTGACTATGGTTGGGATGTAGAAGAGCACTGCCATAAAGTATATGGTGGTAAAGATAAGAATACTAATAAAGAAGTTGTTATCTCCACATGGCAATCCATCTACAAGTTTCCTAAAAGATACTTCGATGACTTTG